AAATGGACTACATTGACTACTCAGACGCCGCCAGCGCCGGGTATGCTTTTGGCCAGGGTGTTGAGGACAAAATTGGCGGGCTTTTCAGTTATGACACCGGGAGCCTGGATGACCTCATGGCTCAAATCCCGGACATCCCCGGTATGGACGGCATGGGCAGCGACATCTCCGATATTGCCGGGAACACCGGCAGCATGGCCAAGTCCCTGGAGGTGAGCGGTGAGGAGCTGGAATACCTGCGGGACATTGCGGAGCGTGACGCCATCAACCGTTTCACCACGGCGGAGGTCAAAATCGACATGACCGGCATGACCAACAAAATTGACGGCGGTGCAGACCTGGATGGCGTCATCCGGGAGCTGACAGACGGCTTTACTGAGGCCCTGGTCACCGCCGCTGAGGGGGTGCACGCATGAGCTATGCCTGTTATCTGGCCGGGGTGCAAATGCCCACCCCGGCCAAGCTGACTGTGAAAATCAAGAACAAAAACAAAACCCTCATCCTACTCAATGAGGGTGAAATCAATTTCCTGCGCACGCCGGGCCTCACGGAGATTGTGGTGCCGTTTGTTTTCCCCATGCTGACCGGCAGGTCCCCGGACTACTACCTGGGGACCTTGGAACGGCTCAAGACCTCCAAGGAGCCCACCCAATTCATCCTTGTGCGGTGCTCCCCGGATGGGCGGACCCTCTACGACACCAACATGAGGGTGAGCGTGGAGGACTACAACATCGTGGAGGACGCCACCAAGGGCCTGGACGTGGCCGTGGATGTCAACCTCAAGCAATGGAGGCCCTACGGGACCAAGACCGCCACTGTGGAACAGCCTGCCGAAAGCGGCCAGGCGGCCACGGTGACGGTGGAAAAAGAGCGGGACGCCAGCACGGCTCCCACCGCCAAGACCTACACGGTCAAGGCCGGTGACAGCCTGTGGGCCATCGCCGCCAAGTATTACGGCAAGGGGGCCGAATACTCAAAGATTGCCAGCGCAAACACGGACAAAATCAGCAATCCCAATTTAATCTATCCGGGGCAGGTGCTCACCATCCCATGACCTATGAGCTGATTATCCAGCACAATGGGACAGTGATGTTTCCCGCCGTGGTGGAGGACGTGACCATAGAGTGGGAGCGCCAGGGACAGCCCGGAAAACTATCCTTTGAGGTAGTAAAGACGGACGGCCTGAGCTTTCAAGAGGGGGACCCCTGCCGTTTTTCCGTGGACGGCTCCCCCATTTTCTATGGCTTTGTCTTTGAGAAATCCCGCAAGGGCAGCAACCCCAAGGTCATCAAGGTCACCGCCTATGACCAGCTCTATTACCTCAAGAATAAGGACACATACGTCTACACCGATAAAACCGCCACGGAGGTCATCCAGATGGTGGCGGATGACTTCCAGCTCAACCTTGGAAGTTTGGAGGGCACCGGCCACAAGATTGCAAGCCGGGTGGAGGACAACCAAACCCTCTTTGACATCATCCAAAACGCCTTGGACGAAACCCTCAAGGCCACCGGCAAGATGTATGTGCTTTTCGATGACGCCGGAAAGCTGACCCTCAAGGCGCTGGGGAGTATGAAACTGGGCATGGTCATTGACGATGAAACCGCCGGTGATTATGATTATAAAAGCTCCATTGCCTCCCAGACCTATGACAAAATCAAGCTGTCCTATGAGAACAAGGACACCGGCAAGCGGGAAATCTACATTGCCCAGGACGGCTCACACATCAACCAGTGGGGCGTCCTGCAATACTATGAAAAAATCGACAGCACCGCCAACGCAAAGGCGATGGCGGACGCCCTGCTGGACCTCTACAACACCAAGACCCGGACGCTCAAGCTCCAGGACGTTTTGGGGGACGTGCGGGTCCGGGCGGGCACGCTGCTGGTGGTGACCCTGGGCCTGGGGGACATCAACCTCTCCAACTACCTCATGGTGGAACAGGTCAAGCACACTTTCAAGGAGAGCGTGCACCTTATGGACTTGAAAATGAGGGGTGGTACATTTGTCGCTTGACATCAATGAGCTGGTCAAGGCGGTCAAGCAGGCCGCCGTGGAGGCCGTGCGGGCGGAGGCTCCTGTGGCCGTGTGCTATGGCACCGTGACCTCCGCCTCCCCGCTCAAAATCCAGGTGGACCAAAAAAAGACCCTGACCGACCCCCAACTCATCCTCACCGACAACGTGCGGGACTTCAATGTGGAGATGTCCACCATTGAGGGCACGGGCAAAAGCCTGGGGCCGCACTACACGGAGGACGAAAGCGGCGGCTCCGGCTATCCGGCCTTTGCGGCCCACAAGCACCGATACCAGGGCCGGAAAAAGTGGCGAGTGCACAACGCCCTCAAGGTAGGGGAAAAGGTCATCCTGCTGCGCTGTGACGGCGGGCAAAAATACATTGTTTTGGACAGATGGGAGGCGAGAGAATAATGGCAACTTTACCCACCACGGGGGATGACCTGGACCTCATCACCTTTGTCATGGGCGAACAGCCCGGATATACCCACAAGCTGGACATTGACCGGCAGCGGGTGAGCGGCATGACGGACAAGCGGGATGCGCTTTATCAGGCCATCTATCTCATTTTGAATTCGGAGCGCTACGCCTACCCTATCTATTCCCGCAATTACGGCTCCGAATTTTCGGACCTCATAGGCAAGCCCAAGGACTATGCCATGAGCGAGATGAAACGCCGCATCACGGAGGCGCTGGAGCAGGATGACCGCATCACCGGCGTGGGCAACTGGAGCTTTGAAACGGGCAGAAAAACGGTCCTGGCCAACTTCACCGTCTACACCATCTATGGTGAGATAGACTTTTCAAAGGAGGTTGAGGTGTAGATGTTTGAATACAACACCTATGAGGTGCTGGTCAAAAGCGCTCTTTCCCGTGTGTCCAATGACATTGACAAACGGGAGGGCTCCATGGTGTTCAACGGCGTGGCTCCCTCCATGGCGGAGCTGGCCCAGCTCTTTATAGGGCTTGACTTCGTTTTTAAGGCCACCTACCTGCTGACCGCCCCCAGGGAATACCTCATCAAGCGGGCCTCTGACCGCAACATGGCCCCCAAGCCCGCCAGCCCCGCCGTGTTCCGGGCGGAGTGTAACATTGAGGTGCCGCTGGGCACCCGTTTCTCCTGCGAGGACATCAACTTTGTGGTGACCGCCCGCATGGAGGAGGCTGACACAGAGGACGCCGTGAGCCATGAGGTGACCTGCGAAAAGGCCGGAGCCCTGGGCAACGGCTACACCGGGCATCTCATCCCCGTGGAGTATGTGAACGGGCTGACCCGTGCGGAGCTGGTGGAGCTGCTGGTGCCCGGTGAGGACGATGAGGAAACAGAGGCTTTCCGCCAAAGGGTGCTGGACAGCTTTCAATCCCAGGCCTTTGGCGGCAACCAGGCGGACTACAAGGAAAAGGTGCTTGCCATGCCCGGCGTGGCCGCCCTCAAGGTCCACCCCGTCTGGAATGAGGGGCTGAGGCCCAGCACCCTCATCCCCGGCGATGAGGTCACAGCCTGGCTGGAGGCCTCTGTGGGGGCCCTGGAGCCCGCTGTGGCGGCCTGGCTGACCGCCGTATATACAGCGGCCAAGGACAAGCTGCTGACCGTTGGAGGCACCGTCAAGCTGGTCCTGCTGGCCGCCAACAACACCGTCCCCACCGACACCCTCATTGATGAGGTGCAGACGGCGGTGGACCCCACGGAAAACGCCGGGGAGGGCCTGGGGCTTGCCCCCATCGGCCATGTGGTCCATGTGACCGGCGTGACCCCGGAGCCCGTCAACGTCACCCTCAACCTGACCTTTGCCCCCGGCTGGAGCTGGGAGGCGGTGCAGAGCTATGTGACGGGCGCTCTGGACGCCTATTTTTCGGAGCTGACCGGGCAATGGTCCAGCTCCGATTTTTTGACCGTGCGCATTTCCCAGATTGAGAGCCGTATTTTGTCCGCCTGCCCCACGATGGTCACGGACATTGGCGGCACGAAAATCAACGGGAAAGAGGAAAACCTGGTGCTGGGCCCGGACAGCATCCCGGTGAGGGGGGCTGTGAGTGGATAGAAAGCTCATCAACTACCTGCCCCCGGTGCTGCGGGATGTTACGGAATTTAAGGCCATCAACGATGCCAACGAGCCGGAAATCTCCCTTGCATGGGACGGCCTTGACCGGGTGATGGCCAATCAATTCCTGGATGACGCCGATGAGCGGGGGGTGTCCGTGTGGGAGCAGGAGCTAAAAATCCACCCCAAGGACACGGACACGCTGGCGGTCCGCAAGGCCCGTGTCAAAGCCCTGTGGAACCGGGAGCTGCCCTATACGGTCCCCTGGCTCAAGAACTGGCTCCAAGGCCTGTGCGGGCCCCAGGGCTATGAGGTGGCCATCGTGGACTACTCCATCCACATCCAGCTTGACTATACCATCCTGCCGGACGCCGCCCTCATTGCGGAGCAAATCATGGACCTGCTGCTGGCGGTCCGTCCCTCTAATATGTGGATGCTCATGGTGTCCTTTGTGCAATCGGATGGCATCGTGCAGATGGGGGCCATGACGGAGCGGTCCGTCTACATGGACGTGTGGCCCATGCTGGTCAATGAGCTGGAAAGCGCTGGCGGTGTCAGCATGGCCGGGCCGCTGGAGTATCACGCCACCGTTGAAATCTACCCATACAAGGAGGAGCAATAAAAATGCCTGATATTGAGAAACGATACGGCACGAAAATCACCGCCGTGGGGGCCGCCCGCATCACTGCCTGCGTTCTGGCGGGCACCAAGCTGAAAATCACCCAGGCCGCCGCCGGTGACGGTGGTGGGGGCTACTATGTGCCCACGGTGGACCAAACGGAGCTGGTGGCAGAGCTGTGGCGGGGCCCCATCGTGTCTGCCGTGCAAAATCCCGCCGTGCCCAATATGCTGGATGTCAAAATCGTCATTGATGACAGCGTGGGCAATTTTGTCTGCCGTGAGATGGGGCTTTTCAGTGAGGACGGTGAGCTCATCGCCATTTGCAACACCCCGGACACGGAAAAGGTGGCCATCTCCACCGGCGTGGACGGGCGGCTCACCATGGTCATGCACATTGTTGTGGCGGACGCCTCCGTGCTGGAGTTTACCATCATCCCCGCCCTGGACGTGGTGAGCCGGGAGGACCTGGAGCGGGCTATTTCTGAGCACAACACGGACCCCGCCGCCCATGAGGACATCCGGCAGGCCATCACGGACGCCGTGGAAACCCATGACAACGCTGCCGATGTGCACCCGGAACTCCAGAACACGGTGGGAGGCATTGACGCCCGCCTGGCTGTCCTGGAGCTGAAATACGGCACCAACATCACCGGCAACTCTTTCACCGTGACCTTTGCCGCCCTCACCGGGCTGGTGGTGACTGGCGTGTGGAATGAAACCTACCAGCGGGTGGAGTTTTAGCCATGCCCAATTATGACATCATCCCTCTGGCCCTTGACCTGCTGGAGTACACCATCCAGCGGGTCAAGGCCAAGGAGGCCGAATACCGGCAGGTCAAGGGCTACGTCATGGAAAACTGCCAGCTTGTGGAGCGGGTGCTTTACGAAAAGGTCAAGGATGACGGCAAGCCCCATTTCCCCAAATCCCAGACGTTCCACCTGTGCGCCCGGCTGGAGGACTGTGCCGCTGACATCCTGGAAAAGTGCATCTCCGCCGATGGCCGTTTCTTTGAAACGGAGTATGAGGAGCGGCTGCGGGACCTGGACGTTGTGGTGGTCAAGTGTGACACCATGCTCCAGTATATCAACCTCAGCTTTAAGAAAGGGTACATTTCCGGGGACCAATGCCACTACTGGGCGGAGATGGTCCGCCCGGTCAAGCAAAAGGCCTTTAACTGGCGGAGGAATGACGGCACCCGTGCCGCCGCACTTCGGGAGGCCAAGGCGGCCCAGGAGCTTGCCCAGATGGCGCAAATGGCCCAGCAGATTGCGGAGGCCATGCAGCGGAGCCCCTAAAGCGGATATACCAGCCAAAGGCTGTTATATTTGGGTGTGACCTATATTTTGCGTTTTCCCCGAACACGAACAACACCAACAACGCCTGGAACTTGAACTCCGATGGCAACCTCAACAACAACAACTGCTCCAACACCAACGGGTCCCGCCCCGCTCTGATGGTCAAGGCCGGACTGAGTAGGCCCAAAGCCGAAAACAGCGCCATCCATCACATCAAAGGAGGTCACATCCAGCCTTGAGTTTTTCAAGGCAAACACATTGCGCCGATGCCGCCCGCCCGGCATTGAACGGGAGGGGGCTGCTGGTCCTGTCACCCGGCACCTAAACGGCGCATGATGAGAGGATGGCCAGCCGTACAAAGACAGGAGGCCACCCGCTTGAGATTTTCCGATATTTGCACCTTTGCGGTGCTCTACGCCGCATATCTTGCCGCCCGGAGGGGCAAGCGCTCCAGAGCTGCCACGGCCCACTACGAGGCCCACCTGCTGGAGCGCATCATCAACCTGGTCTATATCCTCCGCACGAAAATATATAGGCCGGGCCGTTTCCGTGTGTTCTACGTTTTCGAGCCCAAGAAAAGGCTGGTGCAGGCCCCGGCGTTTGTGGACAAAGTGGTCCAGCACGCCATAGTGGACAATCTGCTCTATGACCGCATCACGCACAGCTTTATCCTGGATAACTACGCATCCCAAAAGGGCAAGGGCCTCCACTTCGGCCTGGACCGCCTCAAGGGCTTTTTCACGGAATACTGGAACAAATACCGCACGGCGGAGGGCTGGGTCCTCAAGTGTGATGTGCGCAAATTCTTTGCAAGTATAGACCATGACAGGCTCAAGGAAAAGCTGCAAAAGCTGGACCTTGAGCCTGTTGTTTATGACCTGCTCTGTACTTACATCGACTGCTCAGACGGCTTGCCCCTGGGCTATCAGACCAGCCAGCTCTTTGCCCTGCTATTCCTGGACGATTTTGACCACTTCGTCAAAGAACGGCTCCACATCCGCTGGTATGGCCGGTATATGGATGACTTTTTCCTCATCCACCCGGACAAGGAATATTTGCAATTTTGCCTCCGGGAAATCAAGGCCTACATGGCCAGCCTGGGGCTGGAGCTCAATGAGAAAACCCAGATTTTCCCCTTGCGCAACGGGATTGACTTTTTGGGCTTTCACACCTACCTCACGGACAGCGGCAAGGTCATCCGCAAGCTGCGGCACAGCAGCGTCAAGCGGATGCGGTCCAAGCTCCGCCGGTGGGAGCGGGACTACCCCACGGGGCAGGTCACCCGTGAGGAAATCCTGCAATCTTGGCAGGCGTGGGATGCCCACGCCGCTCACGGCAACACCTGGCTCCTGCGCCAGCAAGTGCGGGACCGTGTGCAAAACATTCTAAAGGAGGTCATCTAATGGCAACTGTCACCCTTGGCAGCAAGGCAGAGGGCTCCATCATCAAGCTCAAGGAAAACGGCGTGCTGGTGGAGTTTTACATTGCCAAGCAGAACTATGAAAGCGGGCTGAACGGAGCCGGGCGGGTGCTGGTGGTCCGCAAGGACTGTTATGACCAGCGCCAGTGGCACAGCTCCAACATCAACGCCTACGCCAGCAGCGCCATTGACACCTGGCTCAACGGCACCTACAAGAACCTGCTGGACGCCAACATCCGCACGGCGATGGGCACCACCAAAATCTACTACACTCCCGGCAACGGGAACAACAGCAAGACCACCTTGCAGCGGTCCGTGTTCCTGCTGTCCGCCACGGAGCTGGGCCAGTCCCACACCTACATGAACGCTGAGGGCACGGCGCTGTCCAGCACGGTCCTCAATCTGCTGAAAATCGCAAAGCTGAATGGCTCCGCATATCCTCAGTGGACCCGTTCCCCGTACACGAAC